CATAACTGATACCCAGTGGGCAAAGCGTTCGTCTTTCTTGCTGTCTGTGTCTCGGAGGTAAGTATATAATAGATAGGCTGGTATGGTCGTGCATATCATCAAGGTTAGGAAGTCACCCACCCCGCCATTCTGTGGCTGTACATCTTCCTGCTTGGGCGTGGATGGTATAGTCTCTTGCATGATTTGTTCTTGTGGGTCTGGTTGTGGATTGTTGAATTGTTGGTATCCCATGGTAAAATCTCCTGGTTTGTTAGCCCCGGCGGTGCCGAGGCGGAGTGACGCTATATTCTCAGGTACTTGTCGTAGTGGCTGCCGGTGAATGGTTCCAGTGTGAAATCCCCGCTGTCTATGTCTTCGTTAGTTGGGTATCTCTTTCTGGCTTTTAACCAGGCAGCTACACGCTCATAGTAACGCTCGAATGTAAACTCCACATCTTCAACTGTCCAGCCTAAGGCGTCAGCTATCTCCTCGGTGGTTAGTTCATTCCAGACGCGGAAGATATAAGATACGGCGTAAGCATCGTTCATTCTGTCCATGTTTGTGGCTCCGTCAGTGTGTCTTCAGTGAGGCTCAGGTAGGTTGCATCCTAAGCCGCAGCCAAGAGGCACACAGCTTAAATGTGTGGCGGTAGAGCTAACGTCATCATGCTCGTGGCACTTCCCGCTAACCCCCTGCCTACTAACTTAAACTTGGTGCTGGTGCAGTGCTTGCAGGAAATCTACCCAGGTGACTAGTTCGTACATGCCGAAGCTGTTGGAGAGAATGCAAGGGCCTTGGCGGTATTCTATTGTGTTCTTGCCTGTTAGGCCGTTGACTGCCCGGGTTCGTGCCCCAGCTTGTGTCTGCCGTGCCACTGCCATTATGCTGCGGCCGTCAGCGTTATCGTTATCCATGCTGTGCACTGTGGTCACTTTGCAGTGGTGGTTGTGTAGTCGGTACCGCATCAGTTTGGGTTCAACGTGGCTGCTGTATAGCTCCAGGTAGCGGCGGCTAATTTTGAGGTAGTCAAGGCCAGTGTGGTCGCTGGCATCAATGTGGACGTGACCACCGGCTGATGTTGAGAACCGACCGCCCAGTTCTATGATTATCTGTCGTACCTTGGTGACCTCGTTGATAAACTGCTGTCGACTGTAGAGGATAGGGCTAACAACCTCATTGCCACAGCTTGGGTCGCGTTCTGACTCCCAGCCTCGTGAGATTTCACCGTTGTCCATCATAGTCTCTAACTTGCATTGAATGCGGCGACGTAACTGCTGGGTAGTGGTGCGGTTGTCAGGTGAGAACTCTATCTCTATGCCGCAAGGTTGCCACTGTACCTGTTCGTGGTTGTTGCTGTTGTTGAATCCTGCATTCTGTAGGTTGTGGAATACTTGCTTCCACCCGGCCTTAGTGCGCAGGTTAATGTTAATTATTAAGTGGCTGTAGCCTAAGTGGTCAAGGCGTTGCTTAAGGTGGCGAGTATCACGGGCATCAACCATTTTATAGCAAGCGCGTTTTATTTGTTTCATCTTGCGTGGGCACGGTTGGGTTGTGTTGACTTGGCTTGCAACCGGTTCAGTATCAGTTTCTTGCTCTTGCTGTTGCTGGATTGCTTGTCGTAGGTTGGTGGTTAGGTGGTTGAGATATTCCTTGTCGTCTCTTTCCATCCAGCCATCGTTGTACAAGTGGGTTGCCACTCTGTCTAGGATTGTGGTTTCAATGTATGCTGTTTGTGATGTGTTGTTGTTGTGGCTGTGGGCTTCATTGATGTAGAAGTCAACTATTTGGCGTAGATTTTCTAGGTTGTTATCTGGCATCGTTTGTACTCCTTGCTTTGTTAGTTGTTTTTATGGTAGCAGAGGCACCGGCATCAGTGTCAACCGGTGCCAACGCTGGGTCACTTAGCTGGTTTTGTTGCCGTGTTCATCGTATGTGTGGCATCCGGCGAGTGCGCTGCTCATTGGCTGCCCTGCTGGTATTTCACCTCGTCCTTGTTGGTCGGTGTCTGCTGCTGTTGCTGTATCAGTGTTGGTTGTTGAGGTGGCGAAGGTGATTTCTCTGTGCAGTTCTATCCAATCGGCTTTCTTCCTGAGGTTTTTGTCGCTGGTGTCGATGTGCCGTTTGAGTTCTTGTGTGTTGCTGACTCCCAGCATTTCGTAGCACTCTTGCTTGATGTCTTTCATCTTGTCGCTGGCTGGCAGTCGCTGTGTCACTTGCTCTCGGCTTGCTTGTTGGCTGTTGCTGACTCGGCCATCTCGGCGTTGCGCTCTTTGTTCTTGTTGTTCGTGTTGTGTCGGTTGTGGCTGTTGTTCTCTGTTAGCTAGTTCGTGGTCGATTTGTCCTTTTAGTTGTTGTAGTTGTTCAGTGGTCAATTCGGTAACGTCAATCATTTTTGAAACTCCTTTTATCGATGTCTTTCATTCAACTACTTTCAGTATAACGTAGAGAAATCAAACTGTCAACTCTAACAGGTAGGAGGAAGACGCGCGCGATTATACGCGTGCGCGGGATGCGAGCGTGTGCGCGTGTGCGTGTCGTGTGTGCGCCCGTGCGTACAGAGAGAGTTTAAATCCCATATACAGCTAAGTCCATAAATCTCGCTCGAATGGGGGATTCTAGCGATTTATGTATTTCCACCTCACCCCCAAAATTTTTGCATGGAGCGAGTCCTGGCTGCCGGGGCTTCCATCTAACCCCTACCTCAATGTCCCCTTTCGGGTGAACCCTTCAAGGTGACTTTCGGTTCCAGTATAGCATACGCTGTCAACTGCTGACAACCTAGACCTGTTAGGAGTCACGCACAGCTACAGGCGGTTGACGAGGTTAGTGGGGGTTGTTTTCTTCAACTAAAAGTCAACTAGGGGGTACCCACGATGAATATAGGAACCGTCATCGGAGTAATCTCGTTCGTCGCTACGTTCTTCGGTATAACCTGGAAAGTTAAAACCGACCAAAATGAGTTACGCCAGGAAGTAGAAACGCGACTAACAAAGATAGAAACTGAGATGCAGTGGATTGTTAGTCAGCAACGCGAACGAAACAAAGTGTATCAAAATCACTACATGAAGGAGCACGAACACAAACAGGAGGAAACCAACGATGCCGAACGAGACACAAAAGCGTCGTAGAGAGCAGCGACATCAACTTCAACGGGAAGGAACGCTACAGCAAATAGTGGACATGATGGACGGGTCTAACATCACTGTGCAAGATGTGCAGGACTACCTTGAAAAACAGAAAGAAACTAGCACTGAGTACGACAAACTCATGCGCAAGCGACAAGTTAGACTCCGTGACCAACGCCGTCGCCAGGCTCTCAAACTGGCACAGGAAAGGAAGAAACAGCGGAAGAGGTCTAAATCGAATGCCAGTAAGAAAGAGGTTAGTGGGAAAGCCAGCGCCGAAAACGAGGACGGGGAAGTCAGCCAGTCGTCTGACGGATGAACGCGACCGAGTCCTCCAAGGCAAACCACAAAACGCACCGATTCGGAAACGTAAACTTATAGGAGGTGTTGACTGATGGGTGGAACGAAGTGGAAGCCCAGTCAACTATTTAACAAAGGAGGTGTTGACTGATGGGTGGAGGCGGAGGCGGCGACGCACAAGAGGAAGCTCGTGCACAACGGGAAGAGATATCCCAGCGCCAACAAGAGCTTGAACGGCGTCGCCTCGAACTACAAAGACGAGCCACCGAGGCTAACAACCAAAGATTATCCCTGTTAGAGGAACGAACGGAAAAACGCAACAAACTATTCGACGAACAAATAGCCCTGTTAGCTGAGCAAAGAGCAGCCAGCAAACAGCAGTTCCAAGAGTTCACCCAGGACTTAAGCCAGATTTCCAGTTTGCAGCAGCGGCAGTTGTCGTTCCTCCAAGACCAACAGGAAGAAGCTCAAAACCGCAGACAGCAAGCCAAGCAACAGGCCCAACGTGAACAGCAACGGGCACTCCGACGGCGGCAAGACCTCCGGGAAGAACGAAACCGCAGGATTAACGTTAGGCGGCAAGACCGTGACAACCGGAGCATTGCGCGCACGGGTAACGAGGCTTTAAGTCTGCTTTCCAGTTAGGCACACAGCTAAACGACGCGAACAACAAACAGGAGGCTAACAATGTCTATTTTTGATTCCCTAGCAGATGCTAGAAAGGAACAGTTCAAACAACAGGACTTAAAACACGTCCACAACTTCCGTGGCAAGCTCACGAGTCGCGGAACGGCACAAGACCTTTTCTTGGAAGGCCGGGACGCTGATGAGAACACCGAAGCTGATGCTATCTTTCTACCTGACCAAAGCATCGCTCAGTTCCAACTTAACTACGTCATGATTGATGGCAGTGGTAACCCCATCGATGCTGAGTCCAGTATCCACTTAGTCGAGAAAACTGGTTCCGGAAACTTGGCCATTAACAACGATTCTAACTATCCCAACGTCATCGTAGAACACAGTGCTGGTACGGCGACTGAGTCCGCTGATTTATCTTCCACGTCCGGCGGCGATGGTTTAATCATCAGCGCACAACAAGACGCGGCCAGTGTAGTACACGTGCACGCAACGCTAGAACTATTAGCGTTCATCTCCACGGACTTGCACTATCTCAAGTTCCAGAGCAACTAACACCACTCTACTCTATGGCCTCAGTCTTATCGCTGGACTGGGGCTTTCTTTTTCCTGTTAGACATTAAGGAGTAATTATGACAGACAGCAACGTAATGATACGGCACCGGACAAAGGGTGGCGACTCTGGGTGGAAACCTTCATTCGAGAAACGAAAAAAGGCACTGACCGACTTCTGGGAGTTCGTTGATTTAATTGGTTTCCACGGAGGCAAGGGACAATTTTCAAAGTGTCACAAAGACTTGATGAGTTGGGCGTTGGACGGTGAGCGCGCGAGTAGGCGTCTCGTCCTCATGCCTCGCGGTCACTACAAGTCTACCCTGTTAGCCGTTGGTCGCACCCTGTGGCGGATTTACCAAAACCCTAACATCAGGATATTTGTGGGTTCGGCAGACTTCGGTTTGTCCAAGTCCATCATCCGGGAGATTAAGACCTACCTGGAAGACGAGGAACTCCAGGAGAAGGTGTGGAACAATCGTCCCCACAAGAAAGGTCGCTTGGTTCCCCTGATGGACAAACTGGGTAAACAGCGCCGGAACGTCCAGGATACCGAGGCCAGTGACAAGAAGGTTGTCTGGCGTGCTGATGCTATCCAGGTTGTTAGGGATGACATACTCAAGGAGCCAACAGTGGTGGCGGGCTCAGTCGGTGCGACCGCGACCGGGTTCCACTATGATGAAATTATCTTCGATGACATCGTCACGTTCGACAATATCGACACTGAACCCAAGCGGGATAAACTTTTCCGGTGGGTGCACGACATGGAATCAGTGTTAGACACCCGGCAATTTGACGAGGAGTTATACCAACGGTACGAGGACATAGCGCACAGTAACTTCCTGAAAGGAAAGTTCAAGGAGAATTGTTACCTGGGCGACACCGTTATTGTGGTGGGCACCCGGTACGACCCGGAGGATTACTACCAGCACATCATCGACAACCAGAATGCGTTAGGCTTCGAGGTTTACGAGCGCAACATCTACGTCAACGGTTCCGACAACACTGATGGCTACATCTTCCCCGAGAAGTTTAACGAGAATTTAGAGAACCGTTTGCGTGCGAGCATGAGCGAACGCCGCTTTGCTTCCCAATACCTCAACCGAATCATCACTCCCGGCACCCAGGTTCTATCATGGGAGAGTATCAAGTTTATCCACCCGGGCAGCATCATCTGCAACCAACCTAACACTGCTAGCATCCGTGGGTTCGGCGAAGAAAAGGAAGTACGCTTGCGCGCAGTCGTTGACCCCAGTGCCACGTCGCAGGTGTACAGTGACTTCACCTGCATTGTTGTCGGTGGTTTGGACAACGAGAACAACTTTTTCGTAGTGGACATGTACCTGGGGAAAGACCCCTTCTCTGTTTGGTTAGAGAGGATGTATGAGTTGTTAGACAAGTGGAACCTTTCTGCCGTCACGGTTGAATCAGTTGGCTTCCAGAAACAAATTATCTGGAGCATCAAAGACCAGTTCAAGAACAAACGTCCAATCACTGTTAGGGAGTGGACACCGGAGGCCAGGGAAGACAAACACAGTCGGATTGAGGCTACTCTGCAGCCCTTGGTGGAAAACGGCAAGTTCTACATGAGCCAACATCTATCCCGAATTAAAGGACTGTCCGACCAGTTCAACTTGTTTGGCCGACCCAGTGTCAAGGATGACGCACCTGATGCTTGCTCTATTTTGAAGAGGGTTAGTGTCCCACCGAATTCGGTAGTCCGACCTTTCAACCCAACCAAGCAGAGAGCATTTAACGCAAGATATGGAGGATTCGTATGACTAACGGATTAGATTTTGACAAGACAACAGTTGACCCACTGGCTAAACAAGCCGGTGAGGTAGAAAACGCTGGCAGTGCGCGTCGGGAGAAAGACGACATCATCGAACAGTTGGAAGTCCTCAAACGGAACTACCGCGACGCCAGGCAGGAACGAGAGAACAAATGGTTAGAGGCTTGGGGTCAATACTTTAGTACACCCGAGGCACAACAATACTTGCGCGCACGAGCACTGCACTCGGTAGGTGATGTTAACGTTGATTGGCGTCACCGTGTGCCTGATGGCAAGGCTTTCGAGATGGTGGAGTCGGTGACCTCATTCCTGATGGGTTCCTTCTTCCCTAACGAAAGTTGGTTCGACATCAAACCCCAGCAGGCGTTAGGTTTAGAGCCGGAAGATTACCGGAAATACCTACGCTTGCTCAAGAAGTTTACCCAGAAGAAACTCAGTCAAAGCGACTTCCAGGACAGTTGGGAACAGTTTACCCGGCAGGCGGTCGCCATCGGCACTTCTGCGTTAGCTATGCCCTGGCGCTACGAGCAAAAGCAAGTCCCCAAGAATGTTAGGGTTCAACAGCCTGACGGTAGCTACAAAGTGGAGACTAAGTCGGTGGACAAAACCACCAAGAACCGCTTTGAATTTGAAGTTATCTCCATGTTTGACTTCTTTATCGACCCGAAAGCTGAGAAAGGGAACGATGCTAACATCCTCCGTCGCTATGAGCGCACGCGTGGCGACCTAATTCGGGATGTTCAACAAGGCCATTTCCCGATGACTAACGTCAAGGCCATCCAGGACATGCCTGCTGACCAGTTAGCCGACGACGTCTCCGAGAGCAAACAGCATGAGATGGAAGAATTTCACGGCATGGAGGCGGAAGTCCAGGAACATAACCCGGAAGATGTCATCGAAGTCTGGGAGTTCTGGGGTAATTTTACCTTGAATGGAGTGGAACACCGCGACGTGGTCATCACCGTGGCTGGCAATGAAGTCCTGGAGTTTCAAAGCAATCCATTCTGGGGCGGCAAACCTTTTGTCACCATGACGTTCCTACCAGTCTTAAACAGCCCTTATGGCTTGGGTGTGTTAGACCCGGTACTCGGTGACCTACACGCTAAGATGCTTTCCCGGAACCAACGTTTAGACATCGTGGAAGGCAGTATCAACCCAATGTTCGAGGCAGTTAATGATGGCACCATTGATTTTGCTAACCTTACAGCCGAACCAGGCAAAGTTATACCCGTCGCCGAACAAGGCAGTATCCGACAAATTAACACCGTGGCGGATGTCGGCACCAGCGTCCAGGAAGAGCAGCTTATGGAGCAATCAATCGAGCAGGCTACTGGCACGGGCGCGTTCATCGGCTCGGGCGCTACGCGTAATGCTGAACGAGTGACAGCCCAGGAAATTGAGGCTACACGAGCAGCAGGTGGCAACAGGCTTAACGGTGTCCATAGGCACATGGAACGAGAAGGTTTGTTAGTCTTTCTACAGAAGGCTTTGTGGAGCCTACAACAGTTTATAACTGAGGATGAGGTGGTACCAGTCCCGAGGGAAGATGACCCCGACACAGTTGAATTTACAGAGATTGGTGTGGAAGAGTTGAACCAAGACCTGGAAATCAAACCGTTAGGGGCCGACTTCATCGCTGACCGTGAATTTGAGTTACGCCAGCGCACCGACTTCCTAAACCTAACAGCACAAGTTCCCCAGTTAGCCGAACAACTCAACTGGGAGGAAATCGGCAAAGACTTGGCTCGCCGCTTCTTGCAGGAAGATTGGGAGAAATACATCAAGAAACAGGATGAACCCAATCAAGCAGTGCAAGAATTAGCACCAGGTCAAGGCGGACAACAAGCAGAGGCACAGCTACAGGGAGGCGAAGAACAGCCCCAGCAAGGTAGTAGCTTAGCAGCCCTGCAACAAGGAGCTGGAGACTTCGGCGGTGAACCAGCAGAACAAGCACTTGAAAGCAGCTTACGCACTGGAACTGCCGAACAAGCACTTGGAGAATTATCAGAGACGTTACAAGGAGAAACTAGACAGGAGTAGAGTATGGTATATAGCACTGGAGATGCGCAGGTAACTAACGACCCACAAGCAAAAGGAGGTTATAATGCCCAAGCTCAACAACAAGAGCAACAAACGCAGCAACCCCTCGTCCAGAACGAGCCGCAGAACCCGGACGGGCAGCAGCCGCAGCAGCCGGAGAGTCAACAGCCGGCGCAACAGAAACCGGAGGACGTCCAGCAGCTAGAGCAACGGTTAGGTTATTCCACCGAACAATTGGGGCAAGAGCAGCAGCCTGAAAAACAACCACAGCAGGACAGTGGCCTTGACCCCAAAATGGAACAAGCGCTTGAACAGTATTTCGAGCATAAGTTCGGCGTCCCACCCGACCAAATCCAGCAGCAGTTCCAAGAGCTGCAACAATTCAAACAAGAACAGTTGGTTAAGCAGCAGGAACAGGCTCTTAGGCAGGAATGGGGCGATGCATACGACGAGCGCATCCAACAGGTTAAGGAATACTTCCAAAACCGTTTGTCTAAGGAACAGCAAAAGTCCCTGGACAATGCTGACGGTGCTCGACTCATCTGGGCTAAGATTCAACAGGAACAGGCTCAGAACCAACCACAGCCCCCAAACTTCCAACCCCAACAAGGGAAGTCACCGGAACAGTTGGTCACTCAACCTTCCAGTTCTTACATGTTCACTAAGTCCCAGTTAGACAAGATGAGTCTCAAAGAGTACAACGACAACATTAAGAACATTGAGTACGCCATGTCTAACGGCTTAGTTAATTACCAAGCCTAGTGGAACGGCAATTTACTGACCGTTCCTTCCCAACAACGCTACAACCCACAGAAACGAATATAGGAGGAAATTATGGTTTACACAGGAGGGACTAGTCCTAACGGACAGTCTTTGAGCACTTCTCAGGCACAACCGTTTATCCCTAAGAGCCAGATTTTGGGGATGTAAAAGGTGGCTCAAATGCTGGGAACTCCTAATACCGACCTAACTGACGAGTAAAATAAGGAGGCTGCAACAATGGACAACCAGCAGGGCAAGACAGCTTGGTTAGCAGGATTAATTGACGGAGAGGGTTGGCTAGGCATACGACGCAATAAACGAAAGAATGGCGTTTACGTACAGCCTTGTTTTAAGCTCTCCATGACCAGTTACCCGACGTTAAGGTACATCGAATCAAATTTCGACTTTCCTTTCCACATAGAACATTATGAAGGGCGCAGGAAGCAAAATAAAAAAGAGCGTGGCCACAACTACTGGACGCTAACTGTTTATGGTTTCCGACGAATCCTCAAGTTTCTACCCTTGGTTAGAGATTGGCTAGTCACTAAGCAACATTTCGCTGACTACCTAATCGAACTATCGGAAAGTCGAATCGAACGGTACAAACAACCTTATACTGACCGGGAATGGGAATTAATCGAACTGTTGAGTAACCAACGCTGATTAACCCTCAGAGACTGCACGCCACCCTCGATGGTACAGTCCACACAAGGAAATCTGGAGTACGGAAATTAAGAAATACCTCGAAGACAATCTGGTCATGAGCCAGTTTGTCCGTCGAGTTCCCTTTGTTGGTCGCGCTGGTGACCGCATCCGGCTACCCAACTTAGGCCGTTTGGGAGTTAACGAGAAACTTCCAGGTTCCCCGGTTACCTTCCAAAGCCGGAAGGAAGACGAATACACGATGCAAATTGACAAGTATAAGGAAGCATCCATCGCGGTTGAAGACATCACTCAAATTCAATCGCACACTGACATGCGGCAACTGTACACCATGGAAGCTGGTCGTGCGTTAGCCCGTGACATTGACGACGCTATCCTTGCCCTGCGCGCATCGGTACGTGGTGAAAACCCTTCAGAGCACGACATCACCTCTGCTGACCCAATCGCATACAGTGACATCCTCGACGCTTGGGAAGTTCTCAACACCAAGCGAGTTCCCAAGGATGGCCGGGTCTTAGTTATCAGTCCCCAACAGGAAGCGTCCATGTTAGCTAACGGCAACTTGGCCGACTTCTTCATCAACCGGGATGGTAGCGGTAACATTTCCGACCCCTCCACTGGCGTTGTCGGTCAAATCCTCGGGGTTCCAGTTGTTACTACTACGGCACTCCAGGCAAACCAAGACGATGGGTTCACCAACGGCGATGATGGTTCCCCCAGTCCTACACCCGGGTACAACAGCAACGCGTTGTATTTCCCCACTCAGGACACTACTTCTCCGTTAGACACTAACGAACATGATGACCAATACACAGCAATCATGGGTCACTCTGACTGGGCTAATCTTGCAGTCCAGAAAGAACCCAGTGTTGACGCTGTTTGGTCTACGGAGTTCCAGGAATGGCACGTTGTTCAAACTCAAATTTATGGTTTGAAGCTATTCCGCCCAGACCACGCAGTTATCATCACCACCGACGAAGACAACGTTCGCTAAAATTTAGGGGTCGCTTATGGCACAATCAACACGCACCAAGCTCGACGTAGCTAATCAAGTGCTGTTGAATGTCAATGAGCGGCCCCTGAATAATATCCAGGGGTCGCCATTCGGCATTCGATTAGAGTACGCACTAAACCAAGCATTAAACGAGATTGACACACTTAACGATTGGTCTTGGCTCTACCGGACAACAACCAGTCTCACGTGGACTAACGAGTTCGCAAACATAGAGCCGTTCCAACGAATTCTTGATGTTAGATGGTTACCGACTAACGGAAACCTGCGCCGTATGTCGTTGAACTACCTACCCCGTGACCAGTTCGATTGGATGGAGAAAACCAGCTATGATAGTAACAACCCACAGCGTCCAGTGTGGTGGACTATTGGTGACGACAAGTCTATAGGTGTTAATCCCTATCCGACGGACACTCTAGAACGGGTTAAAATTGAGTTCCGGTATGTAGGTTTCACTACGTTACCAGCTAACGACCAGGGTACTTGGCCTATGCCAGAGGAGTACCTCAACCTCGTAGTAATGCGCGCATCGGCCATCTTTGCTTTGACGCACTTAGCCGACGCAAACACAGCAGGTACATTTTCACAAGCATTCGAGGCACAGGCACAGAGACTACGTGACCGTGACCGAACCATTCCCAGTGAGGGCGTATCTATGTTCAAACCCAGGAGGATTTAATGGTTCAAGGATTAGACAGACAAAATCAAGAAAATGAAGGGCCGGTACTACGGACTACGTCTTCAGGTGGGCTTAATTCTATGGCCTCAGCTTTGTCTATCCCGCTAACAGACACTCCCAGTATGAATAACGTGGAGGTTAACCAGCGGGGTAACTTAGCTAAACGTCGTGGTTCCCAACAGTTGTTAAGTCTCAGTGGTTCTAGCAGTAACAGAGGTTTATCAGGGTCGGTTTTGGAGACTATCAAACTCCGTAGCCTACCCAGCATCATCGTAATTAAAAACGGTACAAGCCTCGTTTACTTTACTTTTAACGACTCCCTAACTGACAACAACCGGGAAATTTTAGAGTTTAGTAATTCAATCGTGTTTCAAGGTGTGTGGAGTGATGACGCTCTGTATGTAAAACCTGACACTGTTCAAACAACAGAGCAAGAACCCAGGATTATTTTCACCACAGGCGTGAATCCACCAGTACAGACAACGTTTGTGCAGTCCATCTCCACTGACTCAACAACAAACAGTAATAACAATACGGAAGTTACCTTCACCAATTCCAAGTTAGAAAATGCGAGCACAAGTAATATATTTGTGTTTCGCGATAACCAAGATGTTAGTAGTCAGATTTTAAGCACTAGTTACGACAGCACTAACGAAGAACTAACAGTTGAGTTGAGCGATACTGTTACTGCTTCAGGTGAGTTTAGTGTTGTATTTATGTCGTGGCAGTGGTGGGCAGAAGCATCAGCTACAGATGGACGTAAGTTGTACCAACGCCGCACACGCAAGAACAGTGAAAACGTGGACAAGTTGGTTGAACTGCCACCTGAATTACTGTTAGGCATCCGGCCACTGGAGGACGCACCACAGGAAAACCCCAGGTATCCTCTTATCCCGGCACCCAGTGATGACTATAGCGACCGAAATGCTTTCACTTACACCCTAACGCCAGACCAACCAGACCAGTATGTATTCACTTCCGGCGGTTTCTTCTCTTCTGCTGACCCCAAAGTTCAAGTGGGTCTAGGTTTCACTGGCTTTGGTGATGTTAGGCGTAACAGTGGAACACCAACCGGAGAGGCAGAACCCGTCCACTATTTCCGGGGACTTCCTATCCCGTTTACTGGTGGATTAGGCAAGGCAGGCATAAATCTAACAGTTCAAGTTGGTTCGACGACTAAAAGCCAAAACACTGACCCTAACAACTCTCAAAGTGATTCATATTATCTGAAACAGGATAATGTAGCCAACTACCATAACGGTATCGTCACCAATAACAACATTCGTGGGCAGTTTGTGGACTTCACATCCGAGCCAGAGATGGGCGTCGGTTTTTCTGCATTTGTTCAGGCTGTATCAACTCAGGTAGGAGCCATCGGTAATAACGCACAAACGACCATCGACCGTTTCGGCATCGGAACTATCTTCCCTGGTTATGGACTCTGGGAGTTCTGTGACTATGAAGAAGGTAGTTTCCCTCGCACTGTAGGCATTATCGGTGGTCGCTTGGTATTTGGTGGTATGCCCAAGCAGCCATTAACCGTGGCTGTCTCTGAGGTGTTAGACACTTTAATCCCCGGCACCAACTTTGCTGACTTCCAGACGTTATTAAGTGACGGCAACGCAGCCAATGCTTTCTCCTTCGAGGTACAAGCTGACTTAAATGACCGAATCACAGCAGTAGAAGAGTTCAACAACCAACTATTCATCTTCACTGAAAATGCTTTATTTAGGCTAACAGGAGGAGATTCAGGACTGACACCCAACAGTTTCTTTGTTCAGTTCCAGGTTGGACTAGGAGCTGTCAATGCACGTAGTATTGTAAAAGTGCAAAACACGTTGTATTTCATGAATAAAGCAGGCGTATTCGACATCGCTGGTGTTGACTCAGCTAGTGAGTATGCGTCGGCGGAAATCTCCCTTAAGGTTAGAAATTTCTTTGACCGCAACTTGTTCGACAGTGAGACGGCATGGATGATGTATGATGAGCGCACGGCTAAATTATACGTCGCTATGTCGGCACCGAGGGAAGAAAGGGAGATTAACGAACGGCAATCATTTACTGCTGAGAGGTTGTTAGTTTATTCTACTTTCCGGGACGCGTGGACTCAGTATGAAAACTTCACTGGCCGTCTGTTTTCCATCGACGGAACTATTATACGTCGAGGTGACAACGACACGGTTCCCCTCATATTTGAGACTTACTGGAAACAGGATGGTTCTGGAAGGGTAACAGACGCTAATGGGTCACCGTTAGAAGGATTAATTAACATTTACAATGAGTTCCGTCCAGTGGATTCATTGGCCTTTAATATCTTAAATTCAGACCAAACTGCCCCGTGGTCTTTAACTGTTGGTAAAGTTCCTGCCCGCCGAGTTCAATATACGATGTCTAAAGACCGTTACTTCTATCCAGTTACACGGTTGCGTAACACTGACCAGTTCTTTGATTTATTCCCGTTACTACCACACCGGGAAATAGAAGACGTAAAAGTGGAGATTGACCGGAACCAAAACGGTAACTGGGAAACTTTAGAGTTCCAGAAAGATTTCGTTAAACAACGCAACTCAGCTTATGAAGAGGGTATCTATCTACTCTCGGTTGTGCCGGACAATAGCAAGGACATTCGTATCACCAAGTTGGGTCAACCTGAAGACCAGGGATGGAATGACCCAGTCCATCCAATTAGAGTTTGGATTGACAACGTGCTGTTAGTCGAGAACCAGGATTATACTATCTCTTTCTCAGGTAACCAATACCAAATTGATTTCAACATAGACGCTAGTGCAAACGCAGTCATTGAAATCGGACTGTTGTATGACGCGCACTGGTATAGTCCTAAATTCTTCCGAGGTAGCATGGACAGGGACAAACGCTTCACACACTGGTATGGTTATTTCCACAATGAGCCGTACAACGAACTGTACAACTTAAATGATGTGAACACAAATTCAGGACAAGACCCTGCCGCACTAATTGAGAACTACAAGACTCCGGTAGGCTTTAACTTAGTCTTCAATTACAACGACACTGGGTTAGGTTACACCAGTGATGCTGACATTTATGGTGACCTGGACTTATTCTGGGACAACGCATCCTTTGACTTACCCCAACCCGCTACCCAGTTCAACCAGTATGCGCGTATCGCTACACCCATCATAGGTGCATCCTACAACTTCCAAGTAGGCTTGTTAGCAACCAAGGCGACTTACTTTGAACTCGTGGGTTACCAGGTCAACTTAGTTCCAGCAGGTCGCACTAGTAATGCACCTAACAATGCAGGAAATCAATTACTATAACCCCTTGACACCCATGTTAGGATGATGGTGCTGAGGTGGTTATGCACGCCAAACAAGGAGGTAAACATGGGAGGAGGCGCAATCGCCGCAGCAGGACTCGGACTGAGTGCCGTGTCCACGGTAAACCAAATCAACCAACAACGACAACGAGCTGAGGCCAGACGGCAGCAGTTGCAGCAACGCAACTTGTTAGCCAGAGAACAACTTGAACTTAGCCAGCAGCAGTTCCAACAGAACAAGGAACTGGCTCAAATCCAGCACGACAGGGAAAAGCAACTAATCGAAGCACAGGAAGAACAAGCCAGACAACAGGCGCGCGCACAGGAAATACAACAAGACACCCGGTTGCTACAAACGCAAGCACAAGCTGAGTCAATTCTGAATAACGCACAACAGCGGGCACAGAGGATTCTAGGCGAAGATGCTGCACAGGGAGCTAAGTCGTTAGCCCAGCAGCAACAGGGAATTGAACAGGTTGAACAACTGGGTGAACAATCTCAACAGGTTACACAGCAGCAAGAACAAGGCCGTGACGCCACCCGGCAACAGGATGCCCAGGATTCGGCCCAAAGCCTAAACAGACAGGGGTCGGTCAACCCTGATGCAGTCGGTGCCCAACAGGACATCCAACAAGCTGAGAGCCGCTTACTGAGCAACGTTAGGGCGTTAGAAGATGCACGCCAGGCTAGAAGTCGGTTCGCCCAGCAGCGGGCTAACATAGCTGAGGATGTAGGTGAGTCCCAGGCCCAGTTCATCGAGGCTCAGGGCCAACGACAAGAGAGGGCGTTTGACATACAGAACGAAATAAACAGGCAGAACATTGAGTTTCAAACCCAACAGAATAGGTTAGCTAGCGAGGCCAGTTTCTTCGCTAACCAAGCCAGTCGGTCGGCACAACAGGCGTCCCGGTTCATCCAGACTAAGTCGCGCATAGCACAAAACCTAAGCAAACAATCCCAAATTCAACAGAGTAAACCCGGGTTCCTGGAGTTCGCCACAGCCGGAGCCAACTTGGCCGGGAAGGCAGTCGAAGCGGGACTTCTAGGAGACACTCAACCTGATGTCCCCCAACCTGGAGGCACAGCTAGCACAGGTGCATCGTTTGGTTTTACCCAGCCTGGTGTTGATTTAACCCAGAATCGCTCCCAGACATTCACGGCTCCAAGTGGGGAATTTAGCACAGGTAACGCCAGCGGTTTTGCTGACCAATCATTGTTAGGAGGTAGCTCATGACCCAAGGGTTAAACAACATTAACACGCCAAATCGCCCACAGAGACAGCAACCTGTTATCCGGATTCAAGGGGTGGACACTCCCAACCCTTCGTTCGGACAAAATTTACAGAGTGGTCAAGAGGTTAACTTACCGGACATCACCGACCAGAAGTTCCAGGAAATCGAGCAAGCACAAGCGGAAACTTTCGAGGCTGTGTCCCAAGCTAACCAGGCCCAAGCACAGGCAGACATCGCGGACTTGCAAGCTCAGGGGTTCAGTGATGAGGGCGTTAAGTTAGGCGACCTGGCTTCCCAGGTTGTTAACACGGTAAAAATTATCGAGGAGCGGAAGTTAAAGGAAGAGCAAGCTGAGGCTAAGCTGGCAGAGCAACGGCGGAAAAAACGTCGTGCCCAGTTGAAGAACACGGCTCGCTCTAAGTTACAGGATGCTTTTACCCAGTTTCAAAGGGAAGCTAGGGCGTCCGGCTTACAGAAGGGTGTCGAAACTTTCCGCCGTGAGGGTAACCAAATTCTTCAACGGTTCCGGGGTGAGTTATCCCCTAACCAATTTGAAGAATTGCAGGAGTCTTTCAACAGCACCCTAAACCAGGCTCAGGAAGACCTAACAAGTAGACAGTTAGAGGACATCCGGCAAACCCGCGACCGCTTCCAGGAAATCGAGAAGAACAAAATCCTGACTAGGTTAGAGCCTCAATTTGCCAAGTTGGAACAAACTACCGACCCGGAAGAGGCTAACAACATCATTAAGAAA